CAATCAAGTGTTGATAATATCTGAGAGGTTTTTTCTTCTCTTGTTTTACCATCCACTACAATCAGATATTGTATTTTGTCGTATGTTTGGCTTTCTATGGACCGAACAGCTTTTGCTAAGTGTACATTACCGGTTGTTGGAGTAATTATTGTGATCAAAGGTTTCATAACAATTGTTTTCCTTAAATGAAACAGGATAAATCTAATTTATTTTTGATAATATTAACTGTTTTACCGTCTACAGGTGCTATATTAAAAGGAGATTTTTTTGCTGCCGGTATTGAAAATTGCATCTCGAAAGTGAATTGGTAGTTATCGCTTCCTTTGTATTGTACCCTTGCTCGATATATTGCTTTTGCTGAAGAACCAAATGTCGGAACATCTTTTAGATCAAGAGGATTTTTGGAACCCATTAAATAAAAACCATGCGTGCCCACATTTACATAATATGTATCTTTTTTATTGTAATACTGTTCTATTTTATTAGCAGGTATTTCTCCTCTTACATCAGGAAAGGTATCTCTGTCCCTTTCGTACTGTTGTTTTTTTGTTAGTTTTCCTGCCGTTGCGTTCCAAAGAGCATCCTTCTCCCTTTTAAAAGGAATTTCTTTCCATTCTTTTTTTAAAATTTTAAATAAATCTATTTCATCTGCCAAATCTTTAATAAATTTTTTTTCTGCATCATCGTCTGATATTTCACCAAAAGACCAGGGGCTATTTTTATTTTTTATGTTATATTTTAACACTAATGATCCTGCGGATGCTGCTGTTATTTTCAATTCGCAACCAGACTTTTTACCTTTATGTTCTAACATTAAATCAGGTTGATTGTGTCCAGCGCCGGCAGGCATAAAATTTTTTGGTACAAATCCCATTGGTTTTAAAACATTAGCAGCATTAATTTCATATTGAAATCCTTGTTGTGCAGCCATTTAAATTCCTTAAATCATATATGGTCTGCATATTTATACTTTGAATCCTCCAAATTTATTTTTTGGTTTTTCTTGTGGCGCATATTGTTGCCCAGCATCCGCAATACCCATTTGAGCATCTTGTTCAACATCATACAACTTCATCTTGGACCTATCAATACCAAGAACAAACCTTTTGTGTGTTGTCGGATCAGAATACCGATTCTTCAACTGTTTGACCATGATTTGATTGAGTGCCTCAAGTTCTTCTGATGAAATCAAAGCAAACATCAGGTCTGCTGTAGCCGGCAAACCAAAACTTTCACTGGTGTCTTCAAGCCCTGGATCTGAGTTTGTGTATCCGCTTCGTGTTGTTTGGGTAGCTGAAACAATTGGCACCCCAAACTCGACAGCCAATCCTCGTAACTCTTCTGCAATTGACTTGACGTAAGTATAAGAGTTAACATTCGCTCCCGCTTTAATTCGTGAAGAACAGCAGATGTTAAGATAATCAATAAAAATGATATCAGGAACAAAATTCCTTTTAAGGTTGAGTTCATTCAGAAGTGTTCTAAAGTGGATTGCTGAAGCTGATGCCGTTGGATATTCTTTGATAATCAATTTGCCCGTTGTCATTTCTTTGACACGTTTCACTTTCTTATCATATATATCTTTCGGCAACTCCATCAAATTATCTATTGACACATTTAATAGATTCGCATCAATACGTTCGGCTATTTTTTCCTCTGCCATTTCAAGGGTGATGTATAGAACATTTTTCCCTTGCGACATACAACCAGCGGCAACATGACACATGAAAAGAGACTTACCAACACCGGTCCCAGCAAGAGCAATGTTAAGTGTCTTGGCAGGGAGACCTCCCTTGGTGATCTTGTTGAAAAATTCAAGGTCGAACGGCACTCGTTCTTCTTTTCTATGGTAAAATTCGTATCGTTCATCAGAGTTCTCCAGATAATCATGCCCAATTGAATTGTCGAAACTTACAGCAAGAGCATCTGACAATAATTTTGGTATTGATCCTTTGTCATTGGTTTTATCTTTTCCTTCTAAGATTGTGATTGAATTACGAACTGCATTGTAAATGGCCTTTTCCTGACAAAATTTTTCCGTTTTGTCGATTAGCCATTCCTGATTCGGTGTTTCCAGCTCACGATTATGCTTATCGATTTCTTTAAGGTATTCTTCACAACTCTTAAATTCTTCATCAGTAATATTCTTACTTTCCTTTGAAGCAAGAATCAAAGCTTCTACAGACGGAGTGGTGTTGTATTGGTTAGCATATACATTTATTTCTTTAAAGATATACTTTTCAACTCTATCGGAAAAATATTCATCTTTAATAAATGGAAGAACTTTTCTAAGGAAATCTTCACTTTGTATCAGAGTCCTCAATATAGTCTGTTCCAGCCTCATCTAGAAGTCCTTTTTCAATGTTTTGCGACATAATTTCCACAAGAATGTCACCAATATAATTTTTGAATTTTTCGTTCAAATAATCTTTTTCGTAAGGTGACTCTATGACATTATAAATGAATCCTAGATAAATGTCATCATTAGCACCCTCTTCAAACTTTACTTTACCATATTGATACACAACATCTCTAAAAGGACCTGTTAATAATTTTATACCAACTGTTGTACTTTCGTTTTCTGGAATTACATAGTTGTAATCAACACCTTCTTTAAATTGCATTTTCTTCCTCTTCAGATTGGATTATTTCACCGGCTGCAACTTGATATTTGTTTTTAATAAAATTTTGAAATGATTCTTGCTTCAAGATCGGCATCCAAAAATCTCTTGTGTTTGTATCTTTTTCCCGGAATTTCTGGTCTTCCACTTCTCCAGTTTCCATGTTTACTTTTGAATACCAACCATTTGATGGCTTGATAACATGCCCGGATTCCAATGCGATATCCAAAAGGCCAGACCACTTACTAATGCCACCATCAAAAGATACAGTAACAGGTATTTTAGATTTTTCTTTAACATATCTTGATTTCTCGACGTTGATGATAAAATTGTACCCGACAATTTCTGTTCCTTCTTTCTCTTGTTGCCTACCGATAATGAAAATATTATCGGCGGAATAATAAGACCCTGTTCCACCACCAACAATATCTTTAGGAAACATTCCAATTTCTTTGTAAGTGTGGTTTACAACTACCATTGGAATATCCTTCATCGTAAGGTGGGGTGTTACCATACGAAAAAGAGATTTAATTTGTTTTGCCCTACTCATATCTGCAACGGATTTTTGTTCGAGGGCATCTTCAACTTCTTTCTTTGAAGCAAGATTACCAATTGAATCGACGATAATAATCAGATGTTCACCGCGTTCTAAATTTTGAAGTTGATTCATAATATCGAATTTTAGTTGTTCAATATCTGTGATGGGAGTATGTAGAACTCTATCAGTGTTGATACCAAAAGTGTCAAAATATGATTGCGGTGTGCCGAATTCGGAATCATAAAACAGTAGAGCAGAATCTTCATATTTTTCCAAATATGATTTTGCCATCAACAAACTAAAAGCCGTCTTGAAATGTTTTGATGGACCTGCCCACATTGTTAGCCCAGGTGTTAACCCACCATCAAGACGCCCACTCAAAGCCACATTGATAATGGGAATTGAAGTGGGAATCATATCTTTCTGTGTAAAAAATTTTGATTTAGAAAGAATAGCGGATTCTTTAATGCTGGAATTTTTCTTAATTTTTTCAAGAATACTCATTTTATGCCCTCAGTCAAATAATGAAACGGTTTTGTGTGTAGACCAACCCATACATTCTAACACAACTTTAATTGGATCTAAAAATGTTTTTTCAAATTGCATATCATAATCAATGAAACTTTGAAGATCGAATTCGGGTGGTAAAATATTTGGAAAAGAGATTACAGTATCTTTAATTGGATTTGGCTGTTTTAAATATGCAAACTTTATCTTTTCACCTTCTTGAATAAAAGGATATTTTTTTGTGAGTGATTTTTCTTCGAGATACTTATTATATAGCAATGCACCTTTAACATGAATTGGTGTGCCTTTTGAATAAATTGTGGTTTTGTTATGGTACTCCTTCAAACCATTTATACCCCTGGGAAATGAAATATCTTCTGGCGGCAATGTTTTAAAATATTTCCTAAAGTTATCGATGAAAAGGTGAATATCACTTTCTTTGCCTTTCATCATTATCTGCAAAGCTTCTTTCATTTTACCACGCACAGGCGCGGGCGTGGAAGATTTAATCATTTCTAGACCCATCACTTTCATGTCAGGCTCAGAATACTGAACACCCTCATTATTGTATACATGCATAATGTAACGTTTCTTTGCCGTCCAGATACCTTTGTCAGCCAAAGCTTCACGCTTCATTTGCATTTTTTGTGCATATGCATGAACGTAATGTGCCAATTCTTCATATGATTTATCAATAAAAGGTTGAATCTTTTGTTCACATACGCGATCCATAAACTCTATGACTTTGCTTTTGGGTAATTCAATCTTGTTTTCAGCACCATAAACTTTATACACAAGTTCTGACAATCTTAGATAAATTGAATCAGTATCGGAAGCAATTATGAAATCTTTATCCGTCTTCAACAGATTGTTCATGTATTCATTCATCTTCTTTTCGATCCAACGAATACTTAATTGCCCAGCAGTTGTAACACCAAGAGCCATTCGCAAATCATAGAAACGAAAATACTGACTTCCCAAAGCACCGTAAGCGGAGTTCAGAGAAACTTTTTTTGCAAGTTGTAGATTGTTGTATCGAGCAATACGCTTTTCAATCTCATATTTTTTGCTTTCGTTTGTTTCTTTTTCTTTCTCCTGTTTGGCGGTTAACATTAACTTCTTAAATTTTTTCCTGTCTTCATACATTTCTTCCATCATTTTTGGTAGAAAGCCCTGAAAATCAGTTCTAAAAAATTGCCCATTTGGAGTCAAAGTCACATTTTCCAAACTTGATGTATCAATTTTTTTGTACAAAAGTTTATCGACAGAAACACCCTGAGATAGCACATCTCTCATTTCTTGAGTGTATTTTTCTGGTTCGATAAGAGTCTCTGGCGAAATATTATATTGCATCATGAGGTGAGGGTAGAGACTATTAAGGTCGAATGATGCAACCCATTCATGCATTCCGACTTGAGGCTCTTTTACATAAGCACCTTCAAATGCGGCATCTTTTTCTTTAATTACTCTTGGCGGAACTATAATTTTATTTTCAAGCAGATGATTATACGTCAGTGCGTCCCACATTCTTGTTTGTGCAAACACATCATCATAGTTACACTTTGTGTCATATGCAAGAGTAATACCGAGTTCAAGCAACTTCAACTTGTCATCAAGTTTCAAAATAAGTTCTACGTCTTTAATGTTATATTCAATGAACTTTTGAAAATCGAGTCTATAAAGTTGATGTAATGATTCGTATTCTGAATAATCAATCTTCTTTTCACCAATTTCTACGTTTGCAATATTATCTAGACGGTATGATTCCTGTGATTTGCCGCTGGGTGAATACCACTTGTATAGTTCAAGATAATCAAAATCACCAATTCCAACAAGTTCATACACAGTCATTTTTCTATTCATGACATATGCTTCTCGTTCAGAAATCATATTCCAAGGTGAAAGCTTTTTTGCTTCATCAGGACCTAGAATTTTCCTCATGCGATTAACAAGATATGGAATATCAAAAAACTTAGTATTCCAGCCTGTTAGAATATCTGGGCATTTTTGTTCCCACAATTTCAAAAAGAACTTTAGAAGATTATATTCATCTACACATTTAGTGTATCTTTCTTCACCCTTTACTTTATAATCGCCACAACCAAAGACGTAAATGTCTCCATTAACATACTTGACAGAAATTGCTGTAACTGGTTCATTTGCTTGATATGGATCTGGGAATCCATTCTCTGATCCGACCTCAATATCTAGAATAGCGATTGAAATTTTATCTAAATCCCATTCGATCATACCTTTATATTGGTCAGCAATGAATGCATATTCGAATCTTGAATTTCCATAGATTTTTTTGCCAGAGACACCTTCAAATTGACGAAGGTAATCTCGGGCTTCTCTCATCGAATCGAATTTTATTTCTTGAAGATATTCACCATTTAAAGTGGTATATGGTGTAACCTTTTTTGCAAGCTCGAAAAGTCTTGGTTGATAGGCGATTTTATTTTTGATTTTTTTACCGTTTACAACACCCCTGAAAAGAATGTTGCTACCAACGGCTTGCACATTTGTGTAAAAGTTTGTCATTATCCTGTAATAATCTGTTTGGTTGGAGTTACGATACCTGAAAAAGCTGCCCGATAATTATCAATTATAACATCTTCTGGTTCATAAGTATACACAATGTGTAATGGTTCAACAACGGTCGCAACATCTTTACCTTGTTTTGCCAGAGCAGGAAACGGTGCAAATCCCATCGAAGGTTCGGCTCCAGGTCTTTGCGGTGGCATAAGCCTGAGTTGAACACTGTTTGTTAATTTGAATCTACCATCTTCAGTGAAAGTTACATCTGCAACGATTTCTTCACCGGTCACAAGTTTAATTCCTAAAATATTCATTTTTTAATCCTCAGTATTGAAAAAGAAAGTTTGAAAAAGTCTACCATTATGTTGGTTTTGCCCAAATCCTGGTCTGACACTTCTGTGGTAATAATAACCTCTATACACAATTAATCTATTAAAGATATTTGCCACTTGCATGATTGGAGACCATTGAGTTAAATCTCTACCATATTCATTTAAATCAGTCGATGAATCGTTCCTATCAAGCATATAAATTTTTGTTTTATTATGCATGTAGATGGCGGTTCCAGAATCCAATGGTGCATCTGGAGTCAAATAAAGAACACCTGCCCAGTTGGTTGGATCGTAATGAATCCAAGTTTCGTCGTTTTCTGTTGTATATTGAAATGCCGTATTGTATTCTTCTGGCCACCAAACAATTTTCTTACGAACAATATTTTCCATTAAAAGTTTGGCATTTTTATTGTTTTCACCGTCAAGTGCTTTTGTTCTAAAGCCTGGAAAATTACCAGAAACGTTAAATGGCATACTTAGAGCATAATTTCTTACGTCCATTGGATTCGCATAAAAATTATCAAATACCATAATAGTCGGAGTCATATCTAACCTCTTTATTATATAGTTTTCATTATTCATAAATAAATTATATCACAAAAGAAAAAAAAGTCAATAAAAGGAAAATTATGTACAAAATGATATCCTTTATGATTCTTTTTGTAATTTCTTCATTAGCGGCCGCGCAATCTGATGTGATAGTTACTGATTCGAAAAGTACCAGCACAGTAACTACAAATTCTAATAGTGTGAATGATACCACTGTTAGGTCTCCTCCAGCTTCGGCTATCTCTCCTTCTTTTAATGTCCTCAATAATGATTTATGTACCGTAGGAGTGGGTGGTGCCGTTCAAACACAAATTTTGGGTATTTCCGGTGGAACAATGGTTCGTGATTTAAATTGTGAACGATTAAAACTTGCCAAAAACTTATATGACATGGGTATGAAGGTTGCTGCTGTAGCTACTTTATGTCAAGATGATAGAGTTTTTGATGCAATGATGAATGCAGGTACACCTTGCCCCGTTGACGGTAAAATTGGCGAGGATGCA